TGCGACCGACGATTTTGCTCGTGCCGCCGGAACTCGAAGACCAAGCGTTGATGTTGACGAAGGCGACGCAATTTAACAACGGCGCCGACGGTATGACACCCGCGAACTACAACCCGCAAGCCGGGCGATTCCAAGTCGTTACGTCGAGCTATTTGAGCGCGAAGACGATGAACGGGTCGAGCGAAACGGCGTGGTATTTGCTCGTCGATCCGAACCGTCTCGCGGCGTTTGAAACGTCGTTCCTCAACGGCAAAGACAAACCGACGGTCGAGCGGGCCGACGCGGACTTCGACACGCTCGGGATTCAGTTCCGAGGTTATATCGACTTCGGCGTTTCGGCGCAAGATTTCCGCGCGATTTTGAAAAACACTGGAGCTTGATAAACGATTCAACGTAAGGAGATACGACGATGAAAATTGCGAAGCGAGTTCAAAATTACGGCTCGATTAATTACGTCAACGACGGCGACGAGACGATTCCGGCGGGCGGGATTGTCGTCGAAGGGGAGCTTGTCGGGTGCGCCGTCCGTCCGATCGAGCCGGGCGCGACCGGCGCGCTCGACGTCGACGGGAATTGGCGCTTCCCTAAAGCGAGCGGCGAAACGTTTTCCGTTGGCGCCGCGTGTTATTGGGACGCGTCGAACGAAGCGGTTACGTCGACGACTTCCGGAACGGCTATCGGCGTTTGCGTCGAGGCCGCCGCGTCGGACGACGAGTCGATTCTCGTCGCCCTGAATTACCGTGTGCGAGCGTAAGCCGTGATATATATTGCGCTTACCGATTGTTCGGTCGAAGCCCCCCCCCGAAAAATTTTCGTTAGGGGATGCGACAAACGCGTCGGGGTTTTCGCCGAGGAAACGCAAGTCGACGTAACGCTCGATTTAGAAGCCGCCGGAATCGTCGAATATCCGGACGGCTTGATTATCCCGACCGCGCTAAGCGCCGCCGTTCCGCTCTTTAAGGGAGCGACGGACGTCGCGCTTGTCGCCGCTTTATCGTAATGAAAGGAACGCAAATGACCGCCGATATTACGTTTGGGTCGACAGCGACCGTTTACGCGCCGCGTTCGGTCGTCGACGCGCTCGCGGCCGCGCTGAGCGCCTTCGGTTCGGGCGGTTCCAACTCCGGCGATTCCGGGACTTCCGGCGCGGACGACTCGTTCGCCGCGTCGGTCGCGACGCCCGTTCCGGGGTTCGTTCCGCCGATTTTCGGAGGGAACTAACGTAATGCTCGACAATATGATGCGACGCGGCGCCGAGTTCGTCGCGGGAACGCTTCACCGCGTCGGCGCGGTCGTCGTCCGGATCGAGCGCGACGGCGAAACGCTCTTGGAAACGAGCGGCGTTTTGTCGCAACCGACCGCCGAAGATTTCGGCGTCGCGGAACGTCGCGCCGAACGTCGTTTGGTCGACGTATTATTGCGCGGCGACTGCGGTTACGTTCCGAAAGCCGACGACAAATTTTGGATTTCGACCGGGCCGTTTTCGAACGTTCGCGAACCGTACCGCGTCGCGCCGCTCGGCGACGAAGTGTTCCGGTTCGACGACCCTTATGAAATTTCGATGCGCGTTCACGCGCAGAAGGAGCCTCGCTAATGTCTTACATTATGGACTTTGCGCAAAGCGTCGCGAAGATTGTCAACGACGCGAAATTGACCGATTCCGTCGCTCGCGTCGGTCTTCCGAAAATCGATGCGTCCCGAGAAAAGGAGTTGTTAATCACTGTAGCGCCGACCGTCGTCGACGCGAAAAGCGTTTCGAACGACCCGGCCTTTTCGGAAGCGTTCGAAGCGCAAGTCTGGTTCCAACAATACGTTGGGACGAACGACTTGACGAAGCTCGAACCCCTTTTCGACTTGGTGGAGAACGTTCGCCGCGCGCTCGCCGTGTCGCGATCTTTTGTAACGTCCGGGATTTTCGCCGAAACGATTAGCGTCGAAACGACGCCGTTCGAGGCTTACGACCTGCAAAGGGCGGCGGTTTTTACGAGCGTCGTTACGTTGCGGGCGTTCGTCCCGGCGCTTCATTACCGACAAACCGACTAACTTTAAACGATAACGTTAAAGGAGATAGAACGATGAAAAACTGGAAAATTCTTTTCGCTCTCGCCGTCGTTTTCGGCTTGACCGCGACCGCCGCTTTCGCCGCCGAACCGCAAGCCTGCGCCCCGGTTTACGAGCCGTCGCCGTGCAAACCGGTCGCCGACGTCGGGCCGTGCGAGCCGGTTTACGCGCCGGTCTGCGGCCCGGTCGGGGAGAGCGTCGCCGCTCAAACGATCGTCGTCGTGCAAGCGCAAGCGCCGCGTCCGCCGAAATTTGCCAAGCGCGAAGTCGTTAGAAATTGGGAAGTTGCGCGAATGCGCCGCGTCTTGTTCAACGAGCGTAAAATCGAGCGACGTCGCGTCGAGAAAGTTCGCGTCCGGAGCGTCGGCGTCGACGTTCGCGTCGATTCCGGTTGCGCGTCCGTCGGTTGTAAAGTCGGATTTTAATTGAGTTTGCAAGGGGCGCCGTCGGAGACGGGGACGCTCCTTTTTCCCTTTGCCTTGACGCGAAAGGTTTTGACGATGACGATGAAGAAAATGAAACGTTTGACGTTAGTGGTGCTCGCAACGTTGGTCGCGTTCGTTCCGATTTCCGCGTTCGGTTCGGAAATTACGTTTCGGCGCGGGTTTACGTGGGAGGACGCGCACGCGGCGACGTTCCGCGTCGAGGTGAACGGAGCGCGAGGGACGGCGACTTTTATCGGCTCCCCGAGAGACCGGCCCGACGTCGCCGTCTTTCTGACGAACTATCACGTTGTTACAAAAAACAACGAAGTAAACCTTACCTCTTGGGGCGACCATTTGCAACGCTCGATTCGCGGCGACGTCGTGTGGCGAGCGTATAACGTCAACGCGCCTTGGGATTTCGCCGTGATTTGGGCGAACGCGGCGACGCTAAAGCGCGAAATCGACCCGCCTTACATTCAGATCGCGGGGCCGGGGGTCAAGCCGGGGCGGGGCGCGAAAATACTCTCGGCGGGGTGTCCGGACGGGCGGTTCGCGCAGTCGTGGGGCGGTTCCATCGTCGATTATTACGACGAAAAGACGGCGGTTTTCACGCCGCCGCCGGTTCCCGGTCAGTCCGGAAGCGGGATTTTCGAGGTGATCGACGGCGAGCTATATCAAGTCGGCGTTCTCACCTGGCTTTTCGGCGAGAAGGGGCGCGACGACTCGACCGGCGGCGCGATTCCGATTTCGAACCTGTACGACGCCGCGCGGGGCGTTTCGCCCGCCGGAGTTACGTCCGAGCCCGCCGTTCCGGAAAACGCGACCGAGTGCGACGTTTCGCTAACCTCTGCGAAAACGACGGTTCCGATTGTCGTCGCCGCCGAAAAATCGGGGTGCAAGGTCGACGCGGTCGCCGTCGCTCGCGCCGCGAACGCGACGAGTTGCTTCTTCTTTTTCAAGAATAACTGCCCGGCTTGCGACCGCGTAAGGCCCGAGCTGTTGCGACTTGCGAAGGAAGGTTATCGGTTCGACTGGTACAACACCGACACGCCGGTCGGGAACGGCGTCGCGGCGACGTTCGGCGTTTTTCAAGTTCCGGCCGCGATTTTGGTTCGGATTACGCCGAACGCAAGCGCCCAAAACGAGAAGATTTGCGAAATTCCGCTCGACAAGACGCCGTATTTTGCGGCCCGCGCCGCGTTCGAGCAAGAGTTTATCGCGCTTTCCGAACGCTTTACCTCTTGCCCCGTCGAGCCGGTCGCGCTGAAAGGCAACGCTTGCGCGTCGGTCGTTTACGGCGACGGCGACGACGCGGCGTCGTTCAAAATCGACGCGAACGCGAACGCCGATTTCGAAATCGTCGACCTCGACGAACCGGCGCCGACGGGGATTCCGGCGCAACTCGACGAACCGCAAAAGACGTCGGAAAACGCGCCGAATTTGCAAGAAAACGACTCGAAAACGCCCGATTCGACGCAAAAGACGCAAGAAAACGCGCCGGAAACGCAAAAAGATGCGGAACCGGTCGACGAAAAAACGGTCGAAACGCCGTCGGACGACGCCGAGTCGCCGGACGAAAAAACGGACGACGCGGAACCGGTCGACAATAAGTCGCAAGAAGACGCTCCGGAAGCGGACGACGCCGCGTCGAACGAACGCGCGGAAACGAGCGTCCGGACGGCGGAACCGGTCGACGACCAAAAAACGCAAAACGAAGAACCGGAAGATTTTAGAAATCGCGAACCGGTTTGGGAGCGGCTCGACCCGCGCGAAACGGGGATACTCGACGACGCGACCGAACGCTGGAACAATCGCGGGAAACGCGACGAAACGCCGTCGGACGACGCCGAGTCGCCGGAAGAGAACGCGCAAGCGGGCGGACTCGGTTCGCGGGCGTTCGACCGTATCGCCGAACGCGTCGAAAAGTCTGTCGACGCGAAACTTGCGGACGCGAAGGCGGAGATTGCGACGGCTTGGCGCGAAAAAGGCGTTCCGGCGACGCGACGTCTCGCGCTTTATTTGACGTTTGCGTTTCTCGGCGCGGTCGTCGTCGGGAACTTGCTGACGACGTTCGTTAAGCGTTGTTTCAGCTGGATTTGGCTTCTGCCCGGATTCTTGCGGCGCCTTGCCGAAGCGTCGAAAGCGGCGGTCGAAGCGGGGCGCGACGCGTTCGACGACGAAGACGACGCCGCGTCGACCGAACCAAAAGCGGCGCCGAAAAAAGCGTCGACGACGAAAAAAGGAGGTAAAAAGAAATGAAAGAAGTCCTTGAATGCGTTAAACTTATCGTTCAAATCGCGCTCGTCGCGTTCGTCTTTTTCGCCGTTTGGAAAGGCGACGCCGACCGCTCCGACTTGATTCGCGAATACGGCGCCGCGATGCGCTTCGTCGCGGAAAACGACCCGGCTTTCGACGTCGAATCGGTCGACGACGGCCCGCTTCCGGTCGCGGCGGAAGACGCGTCGCAAGTCGAAGAGCAATAAACGGTTAAGGAGGGCGCGAAATGTCGGGAAAACATAGGCGGCAAAACGTTTGGGTCTTTTTCGAGACGGAGCGGATTAACAAGTTGGCGGACGACGCGGTCGAAAAGAGGCTCCTAAAGTTCGGCGCGTTCGTGCGTTCCGACGCGCGGCGCTCGATTCGCAAGGAGCCGAAAGGGACGCGTCGCGAACGGAACTCGAAACCGGGGGCGCCGCCGTTTTCGCACACCGGCAACCTGCGCGAAAACATCTTTTTCGGGCTTGACAAGCGCGAAAATTCGGTCGTGATCGGGCCGCACAAGAACCGTTCCGGCTACGCTCCGGAAGCGCTCGAATACGGCGGACGCGCGACGATAAACGGTTTTGTGCCTAAAACTTACAGAATCGGCGACACGGGCCCGATCGGGCGCGACGCGAACGGGCGAATCGTAAGAATCAAGCTAAAAACCGCCGAAATGGTCGCCCGCGCGAACCGGTTCGCGATCGAACGCAACGACGCGGCGATTTCGCGAACGGTCAAAATCGAAGCGCGCCCGTATATGTCCCCGGCGTTCGAGCGCAATTTGCCGCACGCCCCACAGTTGTTCCGCAACTCTCTTAAATAAATAACTTGGAGGTTGAATTATGAGTACTTCGCCTATCGCCCCGATTCAAGTGCGCAACCCGCTGGGGCATAACGCCCGCGCTTTCGTCGTTTCCGGTTCGACCAAAACGAAAGTCCCTTGCGTTCAATCGGTTTCGATTACGCGACAAGCCGAAACGGTCGACTTGACGACGTGGGATAGCGGCGGCTGGAAGAAAAACGTGCCCGGCACGAAGTCGATGACCGTCGAGATGACGATTCTTAAAGTCGAAGGCGACGCGATTCAACGGTATTTTTACGACGCGTGGCGGGCCGACGCGCCGTCGACCATCGCTTGCGAATTTATTTCGAGCGAAAACGGCGAAGGCGCGAACGGCCTTTGGTGCGTTACGAATATCGGCGACGAGTTCGCGACGAACGAAGGGATTGCGGTGAAAATTTCGCTTGAAAGCTACGGCGAAATCGAAGAGGTCGAAGCGGGCGCGGCGCCCGCGTCTTACGAAGGTTAATCGTTTAAGCAAAGGGTTTAACGATGCGATATTTTCACGATAAAGACCATAATCGCTGGGCGCTCGAGTTGAATCTCGGCGCCGCGAAACGTGTTTACGACGCGCTCGGCGTCGACCTGTTGAACCCGGCGTTCGTTTGCGACAACGGGCAAACAGTCTCGGCGCGACTATGTTACGACGACCTTTTGCTCGGTCGCGTCCTCCTCGAAATGATCGCGCCGCAAGCGGAAGCGGTTCGCGTTTCGCGGGCGGAACTCGAAGCAAACTTCGACGCAAAAACGCTTTGCGACGCGGAGACCGCGTTCTTCGCCGAGTGGCGCGATTTTTTTACGCAACGTGGCAAGACGTGGGCTTCGAAAGCCGTCGAACTCGATTACGCCGACAAAGAACGCGGCGAAAAGGCGGCGCTCGAAAAAGTGCAAACCCTCGAAGCCGAACGACTTGGCGCGACGTCGTCCGACTCGCCGGACGTGCCGGAGTCCCCAATTTCCGCGACCTAACCCTTGCCGAGTTGGCCGATTACGCGCTCGCCGCGAGCGACCGACGCAACGAGTCGACGGCCCTGATTTGCACGGTCGTTTACAATATGCATAAGTCGAACGACGCCAAAGCGAAAACGGTCGAGGACTTTTTGCCCGTCGAGGCGGACGAGTGAACGAGAGCGACGCCGCGCGGCGTCGCTTTTTTATTTCGTTAAATTTAAGGAGTTATTGCAATGGCGAACGTCGGAGGAATTCGGGCCGGTCGCGCTTACGTCGAGCTTTACGCCGACGCGTCGAAACTTCATCGGTCGTTAAAGGCCGCCGAAAGTCGACTTAAATCGTTCGGCGACTCGGCGTCGAGTATCGGAGCGCAGTTTATGGGACTCGGCGTCGCGGCGTCCCTTCCTATCGCGGCGGCGGTTCGCGGGTTCGCGGCGTTCGACGACCAAATGCGGGCCGTTCAAGCGGTTAGCGGCTCGACCGCCGAAGAGTTCGCGATGTTGACCGAGCGCGCTAAAGAGCTTGGTCGCACGACTTCCTTCACGGCGGCGGAGGTCGCGAACGCGATGGCGGAACTCGGTCGCGCGGGTTTCAAGGCGCCGCAAATCGACGCGGCGATCGATTCGGTGATGAACCTGTCGCGGGCGACGCAAACGGAGATTCCGCTCGCGACGGAAATCGCCGGGAACGCGTTGCGAGCGTTCAACTTAGACGCGTCCGAAATGGAACGCGTCTGCGACGTGATGACCGCGACGGCGAATAACTCGTCGCAAACGCTCGAAGACCTCGGCGAAGCGTTCAAGTTCGTCGCGCCGATCGCCGCCGACGCCGGGCTCTCCATCGAAGACGCGTCGAAAATCGTCGGGACGCTCGCGAACTTCGGCATTAAAGGAAGTCTTGCGGGAACCGCGTTTAAGAATATTCAGCTGAAGATGGCCGACCCCGACATTCAAAAGCGCTACAAGGAACTCGGAATCGACGTCGTCGACGCCGCCGACGGTTCGCTTCGCAATATGGCGGACGTGTTGCGCGACCTCGGCGCCGCGACCGCCTCGATGCCAAACGCCGAGAAGCTCGCGACTTACAAAGACCTTTTCTCGATGTACGGTCTTTCCGGAGGGATTAAACTGACCTCCGCGAACTTTACGGAGATGTACGACGCCATCGATAACGCGCAAGGCGTCGCGGCGGAAACGGCGGCGACGATGGACTCCGGAATCGGCGGTTCGTTCCGGAGTCTCGAAAGCGCGGTCGAGGGCGTCGCGCACGCTATCGGCGAAGCGTTAACGCCGAAGATTACGGAACTTGCGGGAACGCTTATTCAGGTCGCCGGGGAAACGACCGCTTGGATTAAGGAGAACGAGGATACGGTCGAGACGGTCGCGAGCGTCGCGGCGGGGGTCGCGCTTTTCGGCGGTTCGCTCTTGGCGGTCGGAACGGCGGCGAAAGTCGCGGCGTCGACGACGACCGGACTCCGCGCGGCTTGGTCGGCTAACCTCGCTATCGCCAACGCTTTAACGGGCGCGACGCGAAAAGCGGAAGCGGCGCAAAGGGCGGAGTCGGCAGCGAAGGAAGCGGCGGCGGTCGTCGAGCAAAAGCAGGCGGCGCTCGACCGCGCGAACGTCGTTTTGTCCGAACGGGCGACGCTCGCGTTGCAAGCCGAAGCGAAAGCGCGTCAAGCGGCGACGGCGGCAAAGTCGGCGGGAATCGCGACCGACGCGGAAAGCGCTCAAATTATGCGACTTAAAGCGGAGATGACGACGCGGGAAACCGCTGTTCGAAACGCGAATATTCGAGCGATTCAAGAGCAAACGGCGGCGGAAGCGGCGAGCGTCGCGACGTCGCGCGAACTCGCCAAGTTGCGAAGCCTCGAAGCGCAGAAAACGAGCCAAGAGTTGGCGTTGCGAGCCGCGTCGACGAAGGCGCGACTCGCCGAATCGGCGGCGGAACGAGCGCAAGCGGCGGTAAAATCGGCGGTTGCGAGCAAGGCGGACGCCGCGACGGTCAAGACTCTTAAAGCGGAAGCGGCTAAGCGGGCGGCGGTCGCGCAAACGGCGCAGGCGGAATTGAAGGCGGCGCAAAGTTCGGTCGCGGCGACGAATCGACGAATCGCGGAAGTCGACAAGGAGATCGCGAAGCGCGCGAAAGCGGCGCAAGCCAAGGCGGCGCAAGCGGCTAAGGAAGCGGCGACGGAAGCGAAGTCGGCGGCGAAAGCGATCGCGTCGGCGGAGAAGAAAATCGCGGCGATTCAGCGCGAGATTTCCGCTCGCGACGCGGCGGCGCAAAAGGCGCTCCAAGCGGCGCAAGCGGAAGCGGCGGAAGCCCGCGCGAAATTGGCGACGGCGGACGCGAGCGCAAACGCCGCGAGGGCGGAACTTGCGGACGCCAACGCGACGCTTGCGAACGCGAATTCGAAAGTTCGCGGCGCGGCTTCGGCGCGAGCGTTCGCCGGGGCGCTTCGCGGCGTCGTCGCGTCCATCGGGCCGCTGTTGGCGTTCAGCGCGGCAACCGCCGCCGTCGCGGCCTTCGCAAACGCGTCGCAACGGGCCGCCGAAAAGGCGCGGGAAGCGAGTGACGCGGCGGCGGAAACGGCTCGCGCAAACCAAGAACAGCGCGATAGTTACAAAGCGCTTTTCGAACGTCTCGAAGAGCTTAACGAGAAGTCCGCGCTGACCAACGCCGAATTTGTCGAAGCGAAGGGAATTATCGCGCAGTTGACCGGCGCTTACGGCGACCTCGGCTTCGCGCTCGACGAAACGGCGAAGAAGTTTGGCGGCCTCGCCGAGGCGCAAGAGGCGTTCAATAAAAAGCAACGCGAACAAAGAAAGGCCGACCTCGCAAGCGAAGACGCCGCGCTTCAACAGGAGCTAGAATCGCTTGCGCGGCAACGCGAAAACCTTGTCGGCGAGGACTTAACGGTCGGCGGCTACTGGGCCGGACTCAAAGACGTTTTCGGGATGGAAGACGGAACGCAGGACAAACTCGACGCGATCGCTAAACGAGAAGGCGAGGTTATGCGCCGAAGGAACGCAATTTTCCAAGAAAAACAAGGGTTGGAGCAAGAGGAAAAGGTCGAGGAAGCGGCGAAAGAAGAGCGCGAGGCGAGCGAAGCGCAAGGCCGAACCGCGACCGAAGCGAAAGACGCCGAAGACTTCGAGAAGGAGGTCGAAAAAGCGCGGGAAACCGCCGCAAGTTTCGAGACCGACGCGCTTTCCGAGTTCGACGAGAAACGGGCGGAGATCGCGAAAAAATACGCCGATTACGTCGCGGCGCAGGACTCGATTCTAAACGACGCGGTGCAAAACGGAAACGGTTCGCTCGCGAACGAGACATACGCCGCAAACCTTGCCAAGGCGGCCGCTTGGCGCGAGACGGAACTCGGGAAAGTCCAAATCGAGGAAGACGTCAAGCGGCGTCAAGTCGTGCGGACGATCGACGACGCGACGGCGGATTCCGAAGTCGTCAAGGCGCGCTTCGCCGTCTTGCAGGCGATGAACGGAGGCGGAAACGTATCCGCCGCGATGGAAGCGTTTAACGCGGCGCAACGAGAGCGGGAAAAGTCGCGTCTAGAGGACGCGCAATTCGACGCGCAGGACGCGATGACGCGTTTTGCGAACGCGCAAATTAGACTCGACGAGGCGCAAAAGTCGGGCGACAAAAGCCGTATTGAAGCGGCGGAAGAGGAAAGCGTAAACGCCGCGCAGGAACTCGCTTCGGCGAACTCGACGCTCGACGAAATTATTCGCGGGTCGTATGAAACGGCGCAAAAAATGCAACCGCAACTCTCGTCGCAAGGCACGTTTAACGCTTGGGAGGCGATGAACTTTTCGCGCGGCGCGTCGCCGGAACTCGAAGAGATGAAAGAGCAGACGAAAGTCCTCAAAAGTCTCGACCGGAAGTTCGTCTTCACCGACGACGACACGCGGCTTTAATCGTTCGACGGCAAGGTTTAGGAGGGCGTTTTATGGCTTCTTGCATCCAAAAAATCTTCGACGGAATCAGAATCGGCGAAGCGCTCGATTCGCGGGAACGCGAGGACGGCCCAAATCCTTCGTACACCGAGCGTTATTACGTCGAAGGAACCTCGTCTTCGGCGGTCGCGACGGAGACTGGACGCGCGCTGATGGTTCATAAGTACGGCAGTCCGCCGACTTACAACGGGCTTCCGCTTTTGACGACGCGCACGGAACCGCTCCGAGGCGTCGCCGCTTGGCGGTTCGAAGCGGTTTTCAAGCCGCTCGAAGTTCAAACGGAAGAAGTCGCGGAGTCAAACTATTCGTTTTCCTCGACTTCCGGAACGGCGAACGTCAAATATTCGCTCGAAACGGTCGCGGCGGTTACGGTCGACGGGCGGCCCGTTCGGAACTTTTACAACGGCATAAACCGCAACGACGCGGGCGGTTACGACGGCGTCGATTTGTTTGTGCCGACGCCGGAATTTTCGATGAAGCAGTCGCATCCGATGGGTTGGTTTTCGCGTTCGGCACGCGTCCTTATTTCGACTCTTGTCGGATGCATAAACAACGCGCCGTTCGACGGTTACGCGCCCGGCGAGTTGATGTTTAAGGGAATCGACGCGACGACGGCCCGCTACACGGACGCTTACGGCGTCTATCAATGGTATTGGCAAGCGACGTATCACTTTGCCGCGTCGCCGAATACGTTCATCCAATTTGGCGGGCAAGACGTGCCGAAACGCGGTTGGGATTACTCGTGGATGCTGGTGGAAAAGTGGGAGAACACGGAGACCGGCGACGAAGAGTCGCGCCCGGTTCAGCTGAATATCGAGCGCGTTTATCGAACGATGGACTTTTCGGCTCTTTGCCTTAATCTACCGAAATAGAGAAGTTGGAGCGTTTAAGAATGGCAAAAGACATTTTGCGTCAAGACGTCAAAGACGTAATCGCGGCGTACAAAGGCGGTTCGTTGGGCGCTCGAAGCGTCGCGTCTCGAACGCCGCCGGTCGGAGTGAAAATCAAAAACGCGACGTTTTCAAGCGTTCCGTCGGGGGCGCCGCTTCAAATAACGGGCTTTTCGCAAGATTTCGAATACGACGTCGCGCTTCGCAAGTACTTAAACGACGAACTTTATTTGGCGGGCGTCGCTCCGGACGAGTCGGCGAAACCGGAAGAAATCGCGACGACGTTGGAGCCGATCGGTTCGCAAAAGTTCGGTCGCGCGTCGGCGGAAATCGTCGGCGCGAAAGTCGTTTTTCCGGCGGACGGCGACGATTACGAATACGCGTCGGCGACGTTCGTCGCTGCGGAGAGCGGCCCGTTTCGCATTCTTGCCAAGTCGAAGCTAAGCGCCGAACGCGTCGCCGTTTGCGCGTTGGCGAAAGTCGCCGGGAACGTTGAAGCCGAAACGGAAAAAGAGCCGGGAATTTGGGGCGGCGTTCAGATTTCCGTTGCGAAAGGGCAAATCTCGGGCGCGACCAAGAACGTCGTTAATTGGCGCGGCGGCTTAATTTGGAACGGCTCCGCGTCTTGGCCGCTCACGCTCGACGAGAATTATTTCAAGGCGTCGTGGATTAAGATCGACGATCCGGAACCCCGCGTCAATTACGGCGAAGCGGTTACGGTCGCGCTTGACGACACGCTGGTCGCGTCGTGGCTGGAATTGGAAGGCGACGACGCGATCGACTCCTTGGGACGTCCGATCGCGTCGCCTGTCGCCGCGCTTCGCGTCGCGCCGGAGTATACGCAAAATAGGGTTTTTATCGTTCCGGCGCCGAACGGCAACACGATGATATTAGACGACAACGCTTACAATGGGAAATACGTATACCAACGTAAAATCGAAACGAGCGATTTTATTACCGGCTTACGTCTTCCGCGATCTCTTGGCGGTTACCGAGGATTGGAATCTTATGAAGGCGGCTTGAACGATACTATTAATAACGACGCGGTAATTTGGGATATTTATTGGAAAGGCTTTCGTTTTCGAAGCCCGACAACTTCCGGTTGGGTACTCGGAAAGAGGTTCGATTGCGATTGGGATTTTTTGCGCTTGGAATATTGCTTGGAACCCGACGCCGACGGCGTAGCCGACAGTTATGACCGCGTTTGTAAAATTCACTGGAAAGGGTTTCGGATACGAACCGGTTCGGCTTCCGAGTATTTAGCGACGGGAGTCGCCGCCGGTGAAGGAATCAAAATTTCTTACGCCGACAATACCGCGACGTTTAGCGTGTCGTTGAGCGACGAGCAAAAGGAAGCGCTGAAAGGCGACAAGGGCGACCAAGGCGAACCGGGGTCCGCCGGAGCGGACGGGAAGGACGGCGTCGACGGTAAAGACTTTACGTTTGAAGACTTTACTCCGGAACAGCTCGAAGCGCTCAAAGGCGAAAAAGGGGACAAGGGCGACCCCGGAGAGCCCGGCAAAGACGGCGAAAAAGGGGACAAGGGCGACCCCGGAGAGCCCGGCAAAGACGGCGAAAAGGGAGAAAAAGGCGACCCCGGCGCCAAGGGCGAGAAGGGCGATCCCGGCGAAAAAGGGGCCGACGGAGCAGACGGAGCGACGGGGCCGCAAGGGCCGCCGGGGCCCGCCGGAGCGGACGGAAAAGACGGCGTCGACGGTACGAACGGCGTTGACGGTAAAGACTTTACGTTCGAAGACTTTACTCCGGAACAGCTCGAAGGGTTGAAAGGCGAACCGGGCAAAGACGGCGAAGACGGAAAAGACGCGGATTGGTCGACGCTTCATATCGGCGACGCGGTTCGCAAACCGAAACTTCGAAAGCCCGTCGCGACGGGAGTTGTCGACGACGCGCCGCTTCTTTCGGAGCTTGGCGACCCATCCACTGTCGACGTCGTTTCATACGTCGGCGAGTTTTCCGAGTCGGACGCGATCGCCGGGTATGAGTCGCCGCCGACGGCGGACGTGCTTGGCGACGTAACGCTTGTTAACAAAACCGTTGTAACCGGCGTATCGCTGGGGCTTGCGGACGAAGCGAGCGACGGCGCGATCGCGGTTGTCGTCGCGGTCGAGTGCGCCGACGGAAGCGTTGTTGAGACGACGCGGTATCTGTCGTTGAACGTTACGACGGAGACGGTGCGCGTCGTTTCCGCGAGGAAGTATCAGAAGGGCGTGTTAACCGGGCTCGGGACGCCGAAAACCTCGAACGCGGTAACGCACACGAACGGGCCCGCGTATGAAACGGTCGTTACGGGATACGCAAACGTCAAAACGGCGGAGCTTAACGTCGAGACGGTCGCAATCGACGCGGAGACCGCGAACTGCGTCGGACTTCCGGAATCTCACGCCGACCGCGAAAAAATCGGAACGGAAATTTTAGGCGACGAAGGAGGCGAAACCGATGCCAATTCGTAATTTAGGCCCTTGCGCGTGTTGTCAACTTGCGGCGTATCCGGTGAAGGCGGCCGTTACGGCGTTTGCCGACGCGACGTTCGTCGGCGAACTCGAACGCGAGGGGGATACGACGCTCGTTTACGCTTACGCCAACCCGATGCGTATCGAGTACGTCGTGCATTTTTCCGACGGTTCGACCGTAAACCGAACGTTTAAAGCGTCTAAGGATTTCGATACGGACAGCGCCAACGTCGATACTAACTGGAGCGTCGATATGTCGACGTGGATTATCGAGTATCGGTACGTGGCGACCGAGACCGATACGACCGGCGCCGGGAAGTATCAAACGGAAATCGTCGGACGTTGGGACGGACACGGCTATATGTATCCGACCGGCGTCGGGTTCGGCTGCCCGACGGAGGCCGGAAATTCGATTTACGGAACGCTTGAATTTGCGTTTGAGCGGGTGGAAGAATGAGCGACGCAACGCAAGAAACGGTCGAACGTTGCGTTTTCGCGACGCCGACGGAACACGGCTGGTGCAACTGCAATCGCATTTGCAAAATCGTCGTTTGCGCCAACGCCGAACGGAACGCGAACCTCGCGTCGCGTTCCGACGGCGCCGCGTTTCATTCGTTCCCGGCGGACGGTTACAACGCGCTTTTCCGCCGCGACAAAGAGCCGATCGAAGCGCCGGACGGCTCCGCGTTCGTGCGGTCGCGCTTTTGTTGCAAAAAACACTGCGTTGACTTTAAAAGTCTAGAAATACCTTGATTTGCGCGAAATAACGACTTGCTATTTTTGCGTTTTATGGCATAGTGTAATCAACGAAGCGGCAAACGCAACCTAAGCAAAAACAAGAGAAAGGCAAGGCGAAACAATGACGCATCAAAAAATTAAAGAGATGGCGCTCGCGGTCAAAAACGAGTTTATCGACGCGCTCGGCGAGTCGGATTTTTCGGTTTTCGTCGACGACGCGCTCGAAAATTTTCAGATTGTCGACGTCGAAACCTTCGGCGAAGACTTGGAGCGCCAAGGCTGGTTCGAGTTCGATACCGTCGCCCTGCTGATGGACGGGCAAACGCTCGGCGCGACGCTGAAGCTTTCGGAGGACGCGGTTCCGGAAGTCCTTTTGACGCGGATTTTAGTCGGGCTTTGCGACTTAACTTAACGAAAACGACGCGGCGCGGTTGACTTTCCGCGCCGGTCGCGTATAATATCGATATAATATACCCGCCAAGCCTAGTGCGGAAAATCGACTCGGTTTTCCGCGACGCTCAAACGGCGGGTTTTTTCGTTTCTTGCCGAAACGGAATGGCTTCGCAATTTGGCGGGCGAGTTATTCCGGTTTTGACCGACGCCCAGGAGTAAAGCGGCGCGTCTTAACTCCGCGCCGTTTCTCGTTTTATATCGGGGAAATTGTCGAAATTATCTTGAAATAGCCGTTGACTTTCGGCGTGTTTATGGCATATTGTAACACGCAAGGGGAAAAGAAAGCAAAAGCCCAAAACCGAAATTCAAAGGACTTAGAGATGGAAATTTTCAACGTTTACCTTACCGAAATTATTGAGACGATTCAAGATTTTTACCGACGAAACGGCGAGTACGCGCAAAACGACGTCGGGCTTTACGTTCGCGAAACCTCCTACGGCGACCTCAAATTTTGGGCGGGCCCGCGCCGCAACGCAAGCGACGACGATTACCTGATGACCTGCCTCGGAGCGCGATACTTTTTCAGCATTGAGTTCGACGGCTGTTTCGAAAACGGAAAGCTGACCGAACACGGCGAAGCGAAAATCGACGAACTGATTACCGACGAATACGACGAACAATTTTACGAACAATTGGTCGGCGATTACGAAAGCGCCTGCGAATACGACAAGGAAGACGAAGCGGCGAGAGTCGACCGCTTGCGCCGGGCAATGTACGACCGATAAGCGGAAGAGCGGGGCGACGAGAAAAGATGCCGTCGCTCTCTTTATTAGCAAAAACAAAAAAAAGAGGCTCCCCGCAAAGGGAACCCCTTTACTATTTAGGGATAGCGGCGCGAAATCGCCGTTTTCGCCAAATAGGCGACCTCTAATTGAGGTTCGTTGTAATCCTCGTCGGGAGGATGTTTGACGCTTCGGCAAGTGAACTTGACGAAGCCCTTATCGTCGCTCTTACGCGAGCTTCGAGTCATCTCTACTTTTGTAGAGAGTCTCCCGACGACGCGTTTAGTTTAGCATAAGGCGTCACGGGTGTCAAGCCTTATTTTGATATTTTTTGGAGTTTTCTTCGCGTTCGCGCCAAAACGCTTGGAAATATTCTTGGTTAACGCCTTCGTAGCACTCGCTTGCGTCTTGCCTGCGGAGGGTTGCGATTTTCCAAAGCGCGAATCCGCGCTCTTCGTCGGTCGCCGCGTCGGCTATTAAGCCGGAACGCTCAACGAAAACGTCGTTTTTCGCGTCGTACGCGATGGGGAAAATTTCCCCCGCAACTATTTTGAGCGCTTCGTCGTCGGAAACGGGAACGCACGTTTCGATGTCGAGGTGATTGCAATCGTAGGGGCGTCGGAGTTCGTCGACGCCAGCAATCGAGTCGGAATTGGATGGCGTTCGGATGATGAGCGTGATCGCGTCGTTCGCCGTCGCCGGAAGGCGGAGGCAGAAATCGGAGGAAAACGCGGCGTCCTGATGATTGCGAAGTCCGACGCCGAAGATCGGTTCACCGAGGGTGGTGTAAGAGCGATATTTTTGCGAAAATCCTGCGCGGTCAATCGAGATATTTTTCATCGTTTTTCCTTTTGCGGTAGGTTTTTGGGATTTTTGTTTTTTTGAACTTGGTTCCCCTCAGTTCTTATAATATCAGTATACCAATATTTTCTAGATTGTCAATATTATTTTTGAAAGATTTTCAAAATTTTTCAAATAAAAAAAGGCGGCGAGTTTTGGCTCGCCGCCCCCAAAAACCCTCCAAAAGAAAGGTTTCGACGGCTACCACACCGTCGACGTTGATAGTATACGCCGACGAAGGCGAGCTGTCAAGGGGGCGACGGCGTTTTTGCGCAAAATCAAAACGAACGACGATATAACGGCTCGCCGACGATTCCTCTTGCCCTGTCAAACAGTTCTTGAGTCGCGGTGGAGATTTCGGGGCGTTCGATTTTCTTCAGGCGCATCCATTCGGTTTCCGCGACTTGGAAAATATCGTTCGTGTAACCGGGGATTTTTGCGGCGCGACCAATAAAATCAATCGCTTTTTCACGCGTCGTAAACACATACGGACGCGGCGTTGGCGGCGTTGGCGGCGCGCCGCCGAAATCACGCCAAAGCGCGTCGCCGCCATTGGCGCTCCACGCGCCGGGGTTGCAAAGATAGAGCACGTCGACGTCGCCGACAGCGGCGCCAGGTTCGACCGACGGCGTTCTTGCCAACCACTCAACGACGCGACGATCACGTTCGACGAGCGGCTCGGCGTACCAAACGCGCCCTTGATTTTGCAGGTCGCCTCGATTTTCTCGATATGCGTCGGCGAGAGCTTCCATTAATCGAGTCGCGTCTTCGTCAACAAGCGGCGAACCGTTGGCCCAATCGCAATAGGTTGCCCAAATTTCCGCGCCTCCCTCGCTCCACCACTTATGACACGTCCGAATGGGAGTTTCCCCGGCGTCGTCTACGTAGTTCCACGCGCGAAACATACGCGGATAGTATGCGTATTTCCCCGTAAGCCGTATTCGTTTTAATTTTTCGTCGGCTCCCGCGTATTCGTCGTCGGCTCCAATAAACGCGTCGTCAAGCCAAAAATCGTCGTAATGTTCCGCCGAATGAGCGCGGAAAAACGCTGAAGGTGCAAACGGCGTTTCGCGGCGAATTTTTTCACAAAATTCGAAAAAATCGATCTCGTCGCAGAGCCAAGCGAGCGTTCTGATGCCGCCAGTAAAGTCGAGCCAGCGGCGAACGCCGTTTGATTCACCGTGCCAAAACGGGGTTCCGAGGTTGATTAGACGCGGGTAAACTTTGAGTTTCATTGGCTTAGCTTTCATCGGGGTTGGCGTTTCGTATCGCCGCTCTTAGGAGCGTTTCCCGCGCGACGACGCAAATGGGTTTGCCGAGCTTTTCGGCGTATTCGGCGATTTTCGCTCGCTCGTCGGGCGACACAGAGAGCGAGATGCGTTCGGTTCGCGCCGTCGTCTTGCGAGGTCGACCCGCCGCCGAAATCCCATAAACTGAACGAAGAAGGGCGGCGCGTTCTTCAGGAGCGGGCGCTCGAACGCCGGAAACGAACGCTTCGGCGGCGTCTTGGTCAACCCCGGCGACGATCCAATCGCGTTCACGCACGTCGGCGGGGACGCGTTCGAGCGTCGCGGCCAATGCGTTCGCGGCTTGTTCGGGCGTTTCGCCGGTCGCCGCGACGCGGTCGCGCATCATCATTGCAAGTTCCGATATTCTCATAGGTTGCGTTCCTTTTTTGACGTTTGTTTCAATCCACGCGCCCCGCGAACGCGGAGCGCGACGTAAGGGATAGCGATTACAGCGACGCGATCGCTTGTTTTACCGAGTCACGGGCGCGCTGATAGACGCGCGAATAATTCGCGATCGCGCCGCATTGGGCGCCGTACGAAGCGCAATCGTCGCGCAATTTGTCGAAGTCGACGCGACGAACGAATTTTGCTATTTCCGCCTCGATTAACGGTTTAACGACGCGGCGCCCGTCGAGAAGCGAATCGCATTTTTTCGCTTTCAGTGCCTCGTAAACGCAGTCGGCGACGAAACTTTCGCTTAGGAGTTCGGCGAGCGCGTTGTAACGGAGCCGTTTGAGCCCCTTCGCGCGCGGGTAGTCGACGGGGAGCAACGCGAATTCGTTCGAGCGCGCTTTAGCTTCGGCGCGCGCGGCGGTCAGACGCGCGTTGCGTTGAGCGGTTGCGCAACGGCATTTGTCCGCTTTGAGACATCCGCATTTCGCGCGAGAGTACAATACGTCGCGCGGCGCGGGTTTTACGCCGTTAACGCGTTTTTTTGGCGGCACAAGTCGAGCGGCGGCAACGCGTTCGAACCAGTCTTTTTCGACGTTGGCTGGGTCGCGGAATGCGTCGGCGTGGTCACTCCACCATTGCGCGTCGGTAAGAGCGAGATACGACGCTCGCGCGGTCGCGTAAACGTCGGCGCGCTCTCTTTCGCTCAACCCATCGAGGAGCGAGTTGGCGCAACGGTAATGTCGCACGACGTAATCCTCGTAATATGCACGGACGTCGAGCGCGGCTCCGACGGTTTCTTCGTCGCCGACAAGTCCTCTCGCGGCAAGATTTGCATTCAGTTGCGCGTCGTGCGCGTAAAGGGCGTTTTGCGAGGCGGTGCGCGCTTTGATCGAGTAACGGTTTTCAACGTCATAAGGACGTTTCTTCATTAGCCGCAACGCGAGGTTGCCGACCGCGTCTTTTTTTGAGTTGCTCCAATGCCTTATTTTTTCGGCGTACGCGTCGCCTTCGGACTTCAAAAGATAGCCATAATGGTCGGCGACGCGAATATCGGTTCTTTCGAGCATCCAATGCATTCGGGATTTTGCGGTATGCCGATAATCGGCGACGGCGGCAAAAATAATGTCGACGACGTCAGCGCGGTCGAAATTTTTAGTTCCCATTGCTAATTCCTTGCTTTATGAGGTTTGAGTATCAGCAGAGCGCGACGCGGAGGGCGGCGAGCCTCTTCGCGCCGATGCCGCGAACGGCGAGGAGTTCATCGACCGATTCGAGTGCACGACCGAGAACGCGAACGAACTCGGCGATGCGAGCGGCGAGAACGCGACCAACGCCGCGAATCGAGCGGAGGCTGGTTTCGTCGGACGCGTCGACCGTTTCGTTTGTTTTTTCAACGACTCCCAGATCGCTGTCGTTGTTGTCTTCGTCGTCCATATCGGCGGCTCGGTCGATGGCGGCGGTCAAGATTTGGTCAGCGATGTAATTGCCGTGGCGTCGATCAATCCAAGCACGAGCGTCGGTCGCGTTGGCGACGTAGTATTCGATGGTTTCGGCGAGGGCTTTGCGGGCGCATTTTTCGGAGCAGTCCTCGAACGCGTTGACGATTTCCGCGACGTATTTTTCTTCGTTCTGAAGGACTTTGGCGATTTTTTCGGCGCGAATGGTCTCGGCCCAAGAGACCTGTTTTTCAGAACCGGCGGTGAAGGCGGGGAAGTTGACATTGGCAGTCGCTTTCTCGGCGGCTTGGCGGGCGGCTTCGCGCTCTTTTTTAATACGGCAAGCCGGGCAAGCTTGAGAAGCGAGCCAGTCGGTTTTGCGTTGACGGTCGGCGACCTTGCCGCAGATGTTGTAAGTTTTAACGCATCCGCACGCGCAAGTGATGGTGTATTGAGCCATTTTAAAGTTCCTTTTGCGGTAGGTTTTTGGGATTTTTGTTTTTTTGAACTTGGTTCCCCTCAGTTCTTACAATATCAGTATACCAATATTTTCTAGATTGTCAATATTATTTTTGAAAGATTTTCAAAAAAAACGAAAAAAGTTTTTGCTGTGTACAAGAAACGAAAAACGCCGCCTTTTGGGGCGGCGTTTTTGAGTTGCAGGCGTTTTCACAGCCGTTCCGTCGTAAATCCTTGTTTGACAATGTAACGAGTATCCCCCTAGGGACAAATTTTTTCAAACAAGGAGAGATTATTATGACGACAAATTTGAAGGAAACTTTGGAAGAAATGCTGAAAACCGCGATTAAAGCAGCGATTCCGGAAGTCGCGGACTCGGCGAAAATTGAAGTCGTGTTCGACGGCGACGAACCGAGCGATCCGAATCTTGAAGCGCTCGCCGAACTCGACTTCGAATTTACCGGCAAGCTCAAAATTCGTTAAAATTCGGTGAAAAGCGCAGTTAAGGGGTTGACGCGGCAAGGGAAAGCGCGTACAATAACAATACGACAGCTTTTCGTCCTTACCGCTAGTCGTCGCCCGTTCGCGGCGCGTCGGAGTTTTCCGGCGTCGCGCGAACGGGCTTTTTTTTCGTCTTTTCAAGAAATTTCGCGACGAGAACCGGGTTGACGCGAAGCGTCGCGCGACCGCTCGCAATCTCCGCGACAAACGCCGTTTCGCCGTCGTCTTTCAACGCCGAAACAATGAAATTACGCAACTTCGGCGAGTTGACGTCGAGCGTCGCCGTTCGTTTCGCCGTCGATTTTGTCGATTTCTTTACCATCTTGCCTAGCCCTCCGTCCTTAATTATACGCGACGACGCCCCCTTGTAAATCCCGGTAAAATATGCATAATTAACACTGCAGCAACGTTTTTTCAGGCGCTTCAAGTCCGTCGTATTTTATAAAAACGAAAGGACGAAAAGCAAAATGGCAACGCTTAACAGAAAGAAGAACAAAAACGGTAATATTCGATATGAAATCCAATTTCGCCAAAACGGCGAACGCCGAACTTTGACGCTCGGCGCCAAATACGACGAACGGAACGCGGAACTTGCGAAAATCAACGTCGAGGCGTTGCTCGAGTGCGTTCAAACGCGCGCTCGACCGTCCGCGACGCTTGCCGCGTGGCTCGGCGAAATCGACGACGTCTTGCGTAATCGCTTGGCGGAACTCGACTTGTTGACCACGTCGAAATGCTTGACGCACGGCGACGTTTGGCGGCGATTTTACATTTCGCATCGTTTCGTCCGGATGGCGCCGAATACCACGCGAAACTATCGCGGCGTCGCGACTCGGTTTTTCGAATTTTTTGACGAGAATCAGCTGGTTGAACACGCAACCAAAGCCGACGCGGAGGAATGGCGTTTGTCGTTGCTCGATAAACGTTACGCCGAAGCGACGGTCGCGGGCGCGATCAAGTGCGTTCGCTCAATTTACAATTGGGCGGTCGACGCGCGTTTGATTAGCGAACATCCGTTCAATTCGATTCAACGCGGGAGCTTTGAGAACAAAAAACGCGAGTTTTTTGTTTCGCGAGCTTGGTACGCCAAACTGCTCGAGAGCTGTCCCGATCAGGATTGGCGAACGATTCTCGCGCTGTGCCGAATCGGCGGTTTGCGGTGCCCATCGGAAGTCCTCGAAGCGCGTTGGGACGACGTTAATTGGGACGCGGAGCGGTTCGCCGTGCGCGACCGAAAGCGCAAAACGACGCGGGTTATCCCGCTTTTTCCGGAACTTCGCGAAGAACTCGACAAGCAGTTTTTCGCGACGCAAGGGAACGATTGCCCTTACGTTATCGCAAACCATCGTTTCGACTCGAACAACCTCCGCACGGGTTTTTCACGCATCATTTTTCACGCGGGCTTGCCTCAATGGGAACGGATTTTCCATAATCTGCGAGGCAGTCGGTCGTGCGAATTGTTTTCGGAGCAACCGGCGCACGTCGCTTCGGCGTGGATGGGGCAATCGGAAAAGGTCGCGAACGCGCACTACCTTCACCCGACCGACGACGATTACCGTCGAGCGTTGGAGCCGGGCGCGTCGCGATTGCACGAAACGAAACCGGAACCGACCGCTATATAGCGTCTCGAGAACGATTCGAAAAAAGACGGCTGTAACAGCCCTTAAAAACGGTTGTCAAAACGGCTGTAACATTTAGAATCATCTAGGGTACATTTAGAAACGCTTTCTTGCTTGCAAGCCCCGTTTTTTACGGGGCGAAAGCGGTTTCACCCGATAAAAAAAGGGCTTTGACGAAAACCGTCAAAACCCTTAAAAGTACCCCCTAGGGGAATCGAACCCCTGTTTGCGGACTGAGAATCCGACGTCCTAGGCCACTAGACGAAGGGGGCCTAAATTTAACGTCTCACTTTAAGCTCGAATAAAAACGAAACCGTCGGCATAACGTTAACGACACTTTTATTATCGCCTCAAAAGCGAAAATGTCAAGAGGAAAATTAGAAAAATTTTTTTTGACGTTAGACGGAGAACGATATTTTGTCGGAAACGCCGTAATTCATTGCAGATAAATGACTTGTTGTTTTCATTTCTTCGTTTAAATTCGACGTTGGGAAAGGCGAGCCGCGCGCCGCTAGAACTTTAAAAAACTTGCGTAGGCGAAGCAAGCGGATAAAACGCGTAAAATAACTCGCGGCGACAGACGATAGAACGAAAAACGCTTCGGTAATCTGCCGTTGATTTGATTGGCGAGGAGCGCCGCGACGTTGCGCGTCTTCGTCGTAAAAAACCGAAAAGGGAAGTGGAGAAAACAAAGAGGCCGTCGACTGTTGTTGGGGACGCGTTGACATTAACGGTTAAGTAAAATAACGATGGCGATAAAGTGTAAGTTTAAAGACGCTAAAAATATTGCGCGTCGCGATTCGACGGAAGTCCTGAATACGTCGAAAGAAACGTTCGATTTCGTTTCGACGTTTATAAAGTTTTTGGTTATAACGCCAAGGATTGCGTCGGTTGCGCTTAGGCGGAACCATCGGTTTCAAACCGACGTCGCGGGCCGTTTGACACGTTTCGTCGCCTTCGTAAGCGCGATCCATTAAAACAAACTTCAATTTAAGCTGTTTGACGTCAAGGTTTCAGAGAAGTTCTCGACCGACGGGCGCGTCGCTGACGTTCCCAGGCGAGAGCTTTAGCGCGACCGGCGACGATCGCATGTATCTTGGTCGCGCGCCGCCTTTCGTCCGCCGATCGCTTGCGGCCCGTTTTTTAAAGCTCCGGCGGCGCTCGGACTCGATTTCATAAACGCCGATTCCAACGATAAAACCGAAAAACCTGCGACGATAAGCTCTATTTTTTAAAGGACTTCCAGGACACGCGACAAAACGCCGTTTTCGGACCGGCGTCGAAAGCGACGATAGACCGTGTTCCAACGCCTGTCGACGGAACGATTAGGTTTCCCGTTTCTTGCGCGAACGATACGGCGCCGTAGAGAGTCGCGCCCGCGGTCGTCGCAAGCGCCAACGCTTTCGTTTGCAAGTTCTTCAATTTCAACATCTTTTTCCCCTTTCATCTTAGGAAAAATTTCAAACTGCGGAGACCGACGCCGATAAAATGCAGCGTCAATCCCCAACAAAAACCAAGCAGGAAATAGGATTCTATATCCTGTAACACTGTGTTCGGGTCGAGCGTCAAAACGGTATCCTTTCGCAAGTCGCGCATCCGTTGCGATTTAGCAAAAGTTCCGCCGTTAAATCGTCGCTTTGAGCGAGAACGCGGACTTCATAATCGGCGCGTTTTTTCAAATAACCCGCGTAAAGTTCCGGCGTCTCGTCGTTTATGAGGCCGAGAACGAAATCTTTGTATTCGTCGTAAGTCAACGTCGACGTTTCGCGGTCGAAAGCGGTCGCCGACGTAATACAGCCGCAAGCCTGCTTCATAATTAGTTTCCTTTCAAGGACTTTCGAACGGTCGCGCGTCAGCGGCGCCGACGATTTTTGGTCGTTGCAAAACGCCGACTCAAACGCGTATCGCACCCAATTCCATTCTTGCGACGTCTCTTGCTTGTTTTCGCAACCCTTTACTTTCGACGAGTTAAGAACTCGGAACCAGCGGCGCGTTACGTAGTCGACCACGTCCGGAAGACGCTCCGTGAAGTCGGCGACCGAGTTTAAGTCAAAATACGACAACGCTTCGCGCTTAAAACGGAACTCAATTCGCGTTAAACCGAAGTCGGTCGAGTTTTCCATCAACGGACTTAAATCGTTTAATTTCTGCTCTTGGCGTTTGTCGAGACACTCGCGGAACTTGTCGTAAATCGCGACTTGCAACGCCGAGCCGCCGCGAAGCGATTGAAGCGTCAAGCCGTCGTCGGTGTTGCGTTCCCAACGGCTCCACTGACGGACGCGGGCGACGATACGCCCTTCGTTAAACGCTTTAGCGACCCAATCGAACGACGTCGCCAACGTAACTTGCATATCGACGCGGCTTAGCGTCTCATTGCGAACGTCGAAACCGATAGCCGCCAGCCAAAAGTTCCCGAATCTCGGCGTTTACGTCGTAAAGGTCGCGATTGAAAAGCGCATCGTAACCGAATCGGGCGCGGACGCCGGGAAAGCGTTCGCCCGGGTTGTTGTGAATCAGGAGCGTTACGCCGCCGCGCAGAAGTCGGAAGCGGTATCGGACGCGACCGCTTGCGCCGCTCGGGCCCATTATCCAAGGTTCGCCGTTGAGCAAAACGATTTCCGGAACTTCGTCGGCGCGGTCGCAAGCGTCGGCGGCGCGGGACTTATGGACGGCGAGTTCCTCGAAAAAGTCGTTCTTTTCGAAGACGTTGCCGTCGAACCACACGCCGTAGTAGGAGACTTCGCACCCGCCGTCGAAACCGCCGTAGAAATTCGGCATATTTTCCGGAGCGTCGGACAGGTCGGGGCGGGCGTTCCGTTGGGCGGGGCGGGGCGCGCAGGAGGAGGAACTACTTTGAAGGCCGTCTGCTAGTGTCGGGGCGGCAGAGGAGGTTTCGGAGCCGAGCGACGAAGGCGCTTCGGGCCCGCGGTCGTCGCGCCGCACCCCGCGCAGGGGCGCGCAGGGCCCCGCGCTCGCTCCGACCTTTGCGGCGAGCCCTCGCTTATTGCACGTTGTAGCGCTCGCCGCGTCCGGAACGTCGAACGGAGTCAGCTCCAGCAAGTCGTTGCTCGGACAGATCGACGTGCGCGCCAGTTGGTCGATACGTTTCCAAAGCGCGTTCACAAGTTCGTTAGGCATGCCGTACATCGGTTTCGTCGTCGCTCCTGTGTGTGTTCCGGTGCGAGGCGGCGCCTCGCGCTCCGCTGTCGGGGCTGTCGCCCCGGACCCTACCCAAGACGAAAACGCGTCGGGAAGGGCGCTTCTATTTGCTGTGTACCGGATTCAAAGAAAGACGCTTTTTCAGCCCATTTTTTGAATCCGGTTCCGGTTTCTAAGGCGTTTTGAACGTGCTAAACTCATTAGCCGAGCTTATAACGAACTACGTAGTTCAAAACGAAACGGCAAAAATAGCGGATTCTTCTAAGTTCTTTGTTCTCAACAATTCTTAAGTTGCCGAACCGAACATAATAAACATTACCAGAAGACGACGTAATGTCGCGCCGCATTCGGCGATGACTTGCATTTGCTCCGAGTCGGTCAACGGCGGGATTTCATGGACGCGAAGCGTCGTTTGGCCTACCCTGCTGACAAGGTTCAAGTCGTACAATTCCGACAAGGTGCCTTGGAAAGTTCGCCGCGAACGGTTGATAAGTTCTTCGAAGTCGCGACTTGAAAAGGTAACGCGACCGTCTTCGGCTAAGTCGCGTAAGGTCAGATACAAGATGATCGCCGCTTGAGAAAAGCCGCGCCGCGACAAAATCGCGATCACTTGCGATACGGAAGTAAAGTTATCCATTTTGCCAGTGTTCTCCATTTTGGCTATTTTGCCTATCCGAACATAACTAACACTATCGGACGTTCTTGTATTCTGCGCGGTTTCTTGTGCAAAATTTCGCACAGTTCGCAAAAAGAACGCGGCCCGGTCTTCGTCGTAGGAGGAAATAACGAGCGAAGACCGAACCGCGCGGCGGTTCGCCGAACGTCCAGGGCGGGGTGGGTACCCCAATTTTAGCACGAGCGACTTTTCGCGTCAATGCGAATAATTGACGCGATGTGAAGTTTTTTGCGCATTGTGCCGGTCGTGCCGGTAAAAGCGTTTTTTTGCTCAAATATTCCCCTTTTTACCTATTTTATCGCTAAAATTCGATTGCGCAACGCGGTAAAATAGGTAAAATAGGGAATATCTTCAAAGTTCATACGAAAGGAGAATTATGCATGATACGAAACGCCATCGGAATGCCGATAGGGCCCGAAGTGCTCGACCGCAAGCGGACTTGGGCCGCGATCGCTCGCGCGCTCGGCGTCTGTCAGAAAACCATCTACAACAAGCGACCGCGCACGAACGGCGCCGACGCGAAGACGGTTCGTTCGTTGCTCCGGTACCTCGACGACGAAGCGACGAGGAAGCGTCGTCAGATGCTCGCCGCCTTCGGCCTGTACGAGTCGAAGGAGGGTTACGAACAGTACCCCGCAGACTTGACGGAGGTAGACTGGCTGGCATGACGCTTGAATCTTTCATCGACCATCTTCGAAGCCGCATACCGGGCGCCGAAGTTCATTTCCAATACGGAGGCCGCGACTTCGAGCCGACCGGGCGCGTCGTCTACACGGTTGGCGCGTCGCCGAACATCGTCGAAATCGAACTCGGCCCGCCCGGTTGCGGCCAATATCACCGCGCCGAACGCCGCGAACGAAAAATGAACTGGTTATGGCGGTTGGTCTGTTTTTGGCGTTGGTTCGGATAACGCGACAAAGCCTCACACATTCAGAGACGCGGCGCAAGCCGCCAATGTGCGACGGCGGAGCGGTTACAGCGTGTAAAGAAGCGGAGCAATAACCGTAAACACAGAGAAAACAAGGTATTAGGAATGGCGAAAATAGTTGTAAAACGAGCAAAAGCGACAAAACCGAGCAGAACGGAAAACGCCGTAAAATCGCGACAAAACCGACGCGCCGCCACAACGCCGCGCGGCGGCTCCGCCGGACGCGAAGCCGTCGAGGGGGGTAAAAAAACTTCGAAGTCGAAGACGAAAGAGTTGAGGAAAAGCGCGGCGGCGGAAGAAGCGAAGCCGACGGCGCCGCGCAAGACCGGCGGGCCGTGAATGTCTACAGATTGGGCGGTTAAGCCTCCGGAGACGAAGACGGACGACGGCGCGGAAAACTGCCGTAAACGCTGGGAAATACGCCGGTTAAGGCGCAACCGCTACGGCGCGTAAATCTGCCCTTAGAGCGGAAAAGCGCGGTCGGCTCGTCGCCGCGAAAGCGGCGGCGCGCCGGTCGCGCAGCGGCTTCGCCGGACGGGAAGCCGCCGAGGTGGGGTAAAAAAACTTTGAAGGCGAAGCCGGAAGAGACGCCGAAAAGCGAGACCGCCGGAAGCGGAGGCGCGATCAAACGCGGGGCGAGCCCGCACCGAAAAGACGCGGGAGCGGAGCCGGGAAGAAGCGGAAAGGCGTTGTTGACCCGCCCCCCCTTGCGGGGGGTGGGACAACAACCGGGGGAATGGGTGGGGGCCCTCCCGGGACTTGTTCCCGGGGGGGAGGCGACGCGACGAAAAACTTGAAACGGATTTCAAAGAATGACGCGGTGGAGAAAGCGTTTTGCGACGAGACGGAGCGGGAAAGATACGAGGCCCGACCACTCGCGAGCAAACGCGGAGCGGAAAGGCCGCGGGGCCGTTTGCGAAGCGAGCGGCCCCCGGGCTTCCCGCCTGCCGAAGAATAAACCGGAAATTCCCGCGCACTGTGTGCCGAACATAACGCACATTATCGGCACTGTTGTTGGTCGGCGAGTACGCACCCCGAAGGGGGTTGTTTGCCGCAAGCGGCAAACCGCGAAGCGTTGCGTAACATTGGGAACGAAAAGACTTAGAGCCGCTAACAACGTCCGATAATGTACGTTATGTTCGAGGGAAAACGGCAAGGCGTGAACGGCAGTTGACGGCGCCGGAGTCGACAAGCCACCCAATCGGGATTGCTCCCGATTGCGGTGCGCTGACGTCGGATTTGCCGTCGACGCGGAACACTCGGCGTCGGAGAAAACGAAGTCGGGCCGCTTGTTCGCCGATTTGAGGCGAGCGAGCGGCCCGGCTGGTTTCTCGTCGGTCGCGTCGATTCCTCTTGACGTTCCCGGTTATTTTGGTAAAATAGAGAATGTGGGTAGGGTGCGACGTCTTGTTTTGCCAGTGGCAGGCGTCGCGCCCTTTTTGTTTCGATTGTCGATTTTTTGTACACGCGGTTATTTTGGCCGCTGACGCATTTTTTTTGACTTTTGGTGTAAACGGTCGACTTCGTTTCCTCTTGCTCTTATTCGCTCTCTGCGTCGTTCTGAACGTTGTCGATTAAGGACTGGTAGAAGCGCTTTTCTTCGGCGCTCTCGCGCTCGTCTGATTCACGGATTTTGCAAAGAGTGATGAGGCGGTGAAACATCACTTCCAAGGTCGCCGAGGTGTTGTCGTCGTCGTGAAATTCGATAGGTTTTAGTGCGAACATCGTCGTTTCTCCTTACTTGAAGTTGATGAAGGTTCGACCGTCTTCGTCGGTTTCGATGACTTCTTCGCGCTCTTTCGTCACGATCAGCGAGCGAGTTTCGGCGTCGATGTTGGAATTTGAGCGGATTTCGCCAAGTTCGTATTCTGTTTTTGAAAGAGCTTTTGCCACTGCGCCTTTGAGGTAAATCCACGTTCGCTGAGTCGCGCCGTTCTTGCGGAGGAACCGCGCCTTTTCGACGATCTTCTTGAGGTCTTCGCTCTTGATGACTTTGAGCCAGACGGCCGCGATGCACTTAACGACTAAGTCGACGCTGACCGTTTCGGAGTCTGGCGCGAGTTGGCGACAGAGCAGGGCGCACGAGCGTTGGAACTTTTCGAGCTGTTGCGAGTTGAGGTCGAGCAGTTCGAGGCCGAGCTTTTTCTTCGGCTTTGCGCCTTTATTTCTATTTTTATTTATCATTTCATTAATATTTATAAATGGCTCGAACTGTGCAAAATCTCGCGCAGTCATCGGCGCCGCTTTTGACGCGCTTTTCTCGGAAGTTTTCCGCGTCTTCGGCGAAGTTTCGTCGTTCGAACCGAACATAATAAACAATAAAAGACGTTGTTGCGTAACGTACGGATAGAACCGTTAGAGAGTACAGAATTCAGAGACGCGAGAAATTATTAATTTTCCTTAACCGGCGGCGCTTGACGTCGTTCCGGTTTGGGCTTAGAATTATCATGGTCGGGCGAGGGTTCCGCCTCTCGGCGCGGTTGAACGAAGTCCGTCGGCGTGAAGACGTAAATCGTTCGGCGCCGTTCTTGACGGTACGTTTGATCGATCTTCAAACGACCGCGAAGAAGGATAAATTCATCGCCAGGGAACGAACGATAAACCGTTTCGTCGTCCGTAACGTAACTGTAAAGGAAGCCCAAACCGCGAATCAACAGCTTATAACCCGATTCGCCGCTGTTGCGCTTGAACGTCGTTTTTTCAATCGACGCGATACCTTGGAAATACGCTCCTTGACGTTGATCCTCGGGACTCAACGCCGGGAAGCGTTCGTTCGGCTCGAAAAAGTCCGTAACGTTAAGGTCGACGTCGCAAAAAGGAGTCGTCAGCACATTACCGACAAGCCAGAGTTCCGTGCCGACCGACGGAGGATTATCGAAAACCCGTTTCGGAACTTTCACAACGAACGTGCCGCAATAAGTGTCGATGTGAAAGAAAAGACCAGGGTTGTAACTCTCCGTCGACCGATCCTCGGCTTCGCGGAACATGCCGTAAACGCGAAATTCACAGTTGCGCATTTTTTGAACGTTGGCGGACATCTCAATTTCTCCTACTCATACGATTCAAAAGGGTTAAATGGAAACAGTTAAGCAAGCTAAAAAAAAGAAGTTAGGTCGACCGCAAATCTCCGATGAACTCAAAAAAATCAGAATTGCGACCTATGTAACTCCCGAAATTAACAGCGCTTTGCAAAACGACGTCGACTGCGGAAAGGCCGCTAACCTTTCGACAGCGATTTTGTTAATTTTGCGAAAACACTACAATATTTAGAATGCTTCTAAAAGAGCATTTTAAATATTTTTCGCGATTTGTCAAGCATTTTAAAGCGTTGCAACAAATTTTTTGCGAAAATAGTTAAAATATGCCCGAACAACAAGGTTTAGAAATTACGCCTATCATTGATCCAAGCGACGTAATTGGATTTATTATCGCTGCAATTATTGTTGTAGCGCCATTTTTTATTATTATGGCGTTATTAAAGTGGATAAGCGAGAAAATCGACGCTTTACCTCCAATAAAACTTGGTAAGAAGTCGTCCACCAACTTATCTTTTTTTCCACGCGATATTTTAACAGCCGCCGAATTTAAATTTTTTCTAGTTCTGCAAAATATTTGCCATAACAAACTTTACATAATCCCTAAAATGGGGTTATGGGCGTTGGTCGACCACCGCGACAACGTAACGGCGTGGAATAAAATTTCGCGTAAACATTTAGATTTCACCCTTTGCCACCCGCAAACAATGAAGCCGTTACTCGTAATCGAGCTAGACGACTCTTCGCATCGGCAATATAAGCAACAACAACGCGACGCAGAGAAAGACGCGATTTTAGCGGAAGTCGGCGTGCCGGTATTACGTATTCCTGTCGCTCGCCAGTACGACGAAGGCTCGATTAAGAACTTGATTTCGCGTAAGATGAAGCGAAATTAACGTCGTTTCAAAGAGGTTTTTAGGGGGCGAGACTTGCAGCCTCGCGCTCCGCTTTTGGGGCGCCGCCCCAAACCCCGCTATAGTAATAACGACAAAACGGCGTCGACGCGCGATCCGCTTCGAAAGGTCGCGCTTTAACTCCCTCGTCAACAGCAAAGGGGGGGGCCGCCCCCTTCGTCGCCGTTTCGGTCGCCTTGCGCGGCTCGCTCCGCTACAAAAAAAATTTCCGCTTGGTCGAAAAAAAACGGCTTCGCCTTAAAAATTTTTTTTGCGAAAAAATTTTGATTTTTTTCGAGTCGCGCAAATTTTTTCCGCTACGCTGAACTTCTCGGTTTCAAAATCTCTCGCGCGCTCTTGGGCGACGACCGAAACGGCGGCGAAGGGGGCTAAGCGGAACCCGCTTCAAAGAAAAATTAACCGCTTCGAACTTTTTTCTTTTCCGGAAACGATCCGGAAAGCCGCTTTTGTTTCAAAACGCTACAACAAAAGTTAAGCAACGCAAACTTTGCGCGCTTCAAAAAGACCGTCAAAACGAAACCCACGCTCCGATCGGCGCCGATCGCGCGGAACTCTCCGCAACCTCGCAAGAAAAAAGAAAGACGGCCCTAATTCGAGCCGTCCAAATTCATCAGAAACCGGAAGCGTCAGTTTTCACGCGACGCGATAATTTCGTCGGCGGCCTTTAACGCCAACGTCCGAATCGACCGCGCAAGCTCTTCGTCGGAGCCGACCGCCTCGACGATCCGCGCAAGTTCCGACTCGTTCAAGCTGACGAGCGTTTTCTTCGAGCGCAATTTATCCGCCGTTAACGACTTGCGCCCGGCGTTCGAAAGCCGCGCCCGTTCTTCTAAAGTCGCGCATTGTTCGTCGACTTGCCGGCGAAGCCCGGCGTCCATAAACTCATACCCTTCGCGCAAAGCCCGAATCGCCGCTTTATAACCGCTCATTATTTCACCTCGGCCAATTCTAAATTTTGAGCGGAACGAAGCCCGTAACGTTCCGCGATTACGTTCGCCATCTCGGCGCGAGCGTTACGCAGATACTGTAAAGCCTGAACGTTTTCGTCGCGCTTAGGAAGTCGACCGATTAAATCTAAAGCGTCAAGCAAACCGGCGCCGCCGGGTATCTCCGACCGAATCGCCCGGTTAAACGCCTGCGCGGTATTCGAATTGACGCCGTATCTTGCCTTTAATTCTCGAACGCCCATTATTATTGTCTCCCGTTAAAAAAGGTTTGGCAAAGGCGACGCCCGCCTTCCCAAAGAAAGCGGACGCCAACCCGTTTTTATCAGCTCAGTTCAAGCACCTCCTTTACGATAGTCGTCGTAATTTGACGAGGCGTAGCCCAAACGACTTTAACAACCTCGTAGATTTCACCGCCGACCGGAAGCGCGCGAAGCGCAACTTCCAAATCGTAAGTCATTTCGACAACGCGGTTTTCACCGTCGACGACTTCAAAATAAGCCGATCTAGAAACGTCCATAACAAAATCCTTTCTGGATTCTGAAAGTTAAAAGCCGTAACGCGCGGAACACGGCGTCCCGTTTGTTACTCTTTTATTATAGCATATTCTCACTAAGCGTCAATAAGGCAAAATAAGTTTTTAACGATTTAATCCCCGAAAAGCAAAACGCGCTCGCACTCGTCGCAAATGTTGAAATAAAGCTCGCGCCAGTCTTCCCAGCGCTTGAAGCGGAGCATGAAACTCAAGTCGTCTTCGCGAAAGCGGTGGAACTCGTCGAGACCGGCGAAGCGGCGGTACTCCTCTTGGACGATTTTCACGAAACGGCGCCACGTCAGGCACGCCTTGTGAAACTCCCAAAATTCCGGCAAGTCGATTTTACCATCGTCGCGCATCGTCTCTTTGATTTTATAATAATTGTCTCGGAAAGCGCTTCGAAACAGCTCGCGTAGAATATCTAGACTGTTTTCCATTTATCGTTTCTTTTAAAAAGTTTTCAAACTCGCCGTAAGTCAAGTAAAAACGCGACTTAGAAAACGCCTTTTCAGAATCGTTTCTAAGCCGCGTCGTTGAAGGTTTTCGACTATTTAATCGCTTTTCGCAAACGTCGATTTTAGCGCCAATTTTGCGCGATTAACGGTCTATTTCTTTTGCGACGCTGTTTCGCAACCGCAGGAACACGCCGTTTTCGACGACGAACCCGGGCAGTCGTCGCAAGCGCACGGCGAACCCGGCGAGTCGACGCAAGCGCAATCGGGGCAGTCGCAACCTTCGCACGGACAAACCGCCGTCGACGGAACAACCTTCGCGCGGATCGGCGAGACGGTCGCGCGTTCGTCCGAAGAAAGCGACGCTCCGAGCGCGACGCCGCAAGCGAGCAACGCGGCCAAACCGAGCGCCACCGTTTTTTCAGTCAGATACTTTTTCATCGTTCATTTTCTCCTTACGATACTCTACAAGTCTCTTGAAAAAATAGTCAAGTTGCGAATCGTCAAGCTCGAATCGCAACGAAATCATTTCGCGAAGCCAGCAACTTAATAAGCCTTCGCCGTCGCCGGCGCAACGATTTATACGCATAGCGTCAAACAAAACTTCGCTTGTTTCATCGTCGCAACCGGACAAAACGTTTGAAATCGTTGCGGAACGCGAAATCCGCTCGGGTAAAGTTTGCGAGCAAGTTTCGACGAAACTATGCATAAAAACCACCCAAGCAAAAGAGTTAAATAGTTCCTCGAAATCGTCGAAATCAGCGTCGTAATCATTAAGATGAAAGACGCGCTCGAAGATAAACGGTTTGTATTCTTCTAAGTACAAGTTATAAAAGTCTTTCGGCGTTTTACGCATTTTAACTTCCTTTCAATTATTGACTTCAACGCTTGGAATCAGTTCGCAAATTTCAGGCTCGAAAAAATTATAACGTCCATACGACACGCCTTCGTAAAATCCAACGTTAAATTGAAACGCGCCTCGAAACAATTCCAATCCCCGACGATTCCCACGCCGAGAAAGCGTTTGCAAAACACGAATCGCATAATTGCAGTGCAAAAGGCAGTTACGACTAAAAGAGGCGTCGCAATCGTAAACGCAAAATAGCCAATCTTGAGCGTTATGCCTATGTTGCAAGGAAGCGAAAGGCAAGCTATTATAATACTTGTTATCGCTTAGGTTAGGCGTTTCGCGAATCACAATCGACGCTTTTTTCGAACGAAAGCGAGCGTCCCAAGAACTTCTACAAAGTTCCGCGTCGTTCAGTAACACGAGACGCGAAGCGTCGAAGCGACCGCGTTTCTTCTTGACGTAAGCGCCGACGGCGTCCCGGTTAAGCGAAATATTCGTAATAACGCGACGTCCTTTAACGAGACGGTCGACAATCTCGTCAACGCTATAATACGTAACACCATATTCGTAATCGCCGTAAATTGTTGCAATCATCGTTGTAACTCCTATTAATTCTTGACTTCGCGAACACGTCCCCATACGGTCAACACGTCGCTATTTCTCGTTTGCGAGAAGGAAAAGACGCCCAAGCCTTTCGACTCGTCGCGGCGGTCGATACTTCCCAAGTACGACAACTTGCCGTCGGTCAGAACTAAGCCTTGCGCGATAAGTTCCGTTTTATCGGACTTTGGAATCGTTTCGGCGCCCGATTTTTCCGACTGGTCGAAGGTTGAAATCGACAAGTCGACGTCGAGCGCGACGCGACCGGCGCTTAGTTTATGCGGCGTCAAACGCAATTCTAAGCCGTCTTGGAAACGCTCGTAACCGGACGTGCTGGAATAACCTTCCGCCGAAACTTGTGTCTTCTCCCTAACTATTTCGCTACCAACGCTTAGCGTCGTTTCGCGTCCGTCCGAAAGCAACAGGGCGGGGCGTTGGTCGACCCGATTGCGACCGTTTGTCGCGTCGCCGGAAGCGTAAAGCGACAACAAATCGTCGAAGTCAAAACCGCCTTCGAGCAAGTCGAGCGACGAATTTATTTCCAAGTCGGCGCTTAAATTAACGTAATCGTTGTATTTAAGGCGAAGGAAATACACGTCGCAAAGGTACGTCGCCGACTGATTATGCGTCAAGGCGTCGACAAGTTGCGCGACCGAATCTTGAACGTCTAAGTTGTCATAAACGACGACGCTTGAACCGGTTATCGTAAGTTCGCCTTCTTTCGAAAGGACGCTTTCGAGCGCTTTTTGCAGGCGGTTCGGTTCGCCGGGCGGGAGTCGGTAAACGCGCGGAACCATCGCGTTTGCGTCGTTTACATCGGCGGTCAGGTAAAAAGCGCCGCGAGTCTCGACGCATTGCAGTCCGTTCGTTCTTGCAAGGAGCGGCACCAAATCGGCGACGTCGCGAAGCGCGAAGTATCCGGAAACGGGTTGGTTCGCAACTTCCGCCGAACAAAAGACTTCGCAACCGCCGACGTCGGAAATCTCTTCGAGCGCGGCGCGGAGCGGTACGCCGTCGAAGGCGAACGTCAGTTTTTGCCCTTTCGCCCGAACTCCTTCAATTTGCTTCGTTTGCGACGTCGCGAATGCCGTCGGTTCCGGTTTCGGCGCCTTGTGGAAAAACTCCGTCGAGCGGCAACCCGTCGCGAATAGGGTCGACGTTCCCAACGCCAGTATCGACAATAGGTTCCGGAGGAAAAATCGGCGGTTCGAACCCTTTACGCGACCAAATCCGCCCGCCTTCAAATAAAATTTCGCGTCGCTTAACGTTGATCCGTTCCAAGCGCTCTTCGATAACGTCCGTGTCATCGGTATTTTCTCCAAATCGAGCTATTTCAACGAGTTCGCCTATTTTATAGGCGCCGGTCGAGGAAATAATCCGATCCGTGAAAAACGCTTGAACGCCGAACGGGGCCGACGCAAGTTTAGGCAAGGTTTCCGGCGATGAAATCGGGGCGGAAGACGTCGCTAAATTGTTTTCGGGCAACGTTTCCAGCGCTATTTCCTCCGGTAATATTATCGGCGCTTCTTGCGGTAAAGCGCTTATATTTTCGGGATTTTTTACGGTTCTAACCGATTTATTTTTCGTAGGTTGCGGACGTTTCCCGACGCCGAGCGGCTTCAAAAAGGTATCGTAAACGGCGCCGAAAATAAAGACCGCGCAGAACGTTTTCAGCGCCAAGTGCGGGCCGTGTTTCATGGCAAACCACCGCACGGCGCCCCAACGACCGACGAATGGAAGCGCTCTATCTCCCGTTATGTCGAGCTTTGACGACGCCATCGTTACCGATTGGTAAAGCGCGAAAATCTCTTGCGACATCACGACGACTTGAATCGGGCCGTCGTATGTTACTTTGTTGCCGGAACTCCCGTAAGTTCCGGCTCTAACTCGATAAACTTGACGAGTTACGCCGAATCCTTTAAGAAACGTTTCGACGTCGGCCATCGGAATCGAAATCGGGAAGGGAAGCGTCATCGTTTTCATATTAAACACGTGAACCGCTTCTTCCGACATACGCAAGACCGGGCGGGCGATCTGGTCTTTATCTTGCGTGATGAGAATCCAATCGTGGCGTTTATGGCGATGTTGCGCCATGTAGTTACGGAGCGCCGCCGTCTCTTGAACAGCTTTAATATACGCAAACTCCGAACCCAGAAGTTTATGTATTTCATCGATTACGATGAGCGCGTCGTCAGGAAATTTATCCCACCAGAAATCGAACTGTTGCTCGCCTTGTTTGTCGTAAACGAACTGACCTTTTTCGTCGCGCTTGGCGACCGGGGGCGTGAAAAAATCGTCGTCTAAAATGTTCAAATAGCGGTCGACGTCGAAATCGACTCCCGCGTTCTTGTCGACGTAAGCCTTGACGGCGTCGCGGTTAAACGATAGGTTCGTGAAAAGCCGTTGCGCGTAAGGTTCGCCGGTTTCCTTTTCAACGCGGGCCCAATCGCAGAGGATTCCGACGAGCGTTTTAACGGCGTGGTAACTCTTGCCGCTACCGGGTTTACCGTAAATGATTTTAATCGTCATAAACCATCAACCGACAGTCGGAATAAGCTTAATTACTAGGTAAATTATCGTATATACCGTATAATAAGCAATTAAAAAAAGCATACAGTCGAACGATTCGGAAATCGGAACAAGTCTATCGAGCGACGCGAGAATCTTTAAAAACGCGTCAATATTGCTTTCGAATTTCGAAAAATCCGCGTCCGGAAACAGATTAAGCGCAAAAATAAAAAGGTTTACGAGCTGTTCGAAAACGAACTCCGAGACTTCCAAGACGATATTATAAATCATCGTCAACGCCCAATCGAAAAGGCCTTTCAGATTTCCGAAAAGCCATTCGAAGGCGCTGGAAAACCAATTTTTACCGGGTTCGTCGGTAGCGAATAATATCGGAAACATATCAACCAAACACTTTACGGATAGAATTAAAGATTCGCGCGAAAGTGAAAAACCACAACGCCGCGACAAGGATACCGCGCAACGTCGCTAACGTTTTATTTTCCGCCGCCTTGTTGAGGTCGATCGTAACGCCCGTGCGATCGAAAATACGCGGCGTTTGGAAAGTTGGAAGTTTCGCGTCGCCTTGGAAACTTCCGAAGGTTCTTTGAAAAATGGAAAAGCCGAACTTTTGTTCTAAAGCGTCCGATAGTCGGCGATAATGTTCGTTGAACTCCTTATTTTCAATAAAGGTATCGTTACGCGAAGCGGTCGGGACGTCGCTTTCAGGAAAGTCGTCTTCAGGAACGTCTTCTTCGTGGCAGGAGCAACAGTAGGTCGAGCCGCCTGGCGCGCCGCTTGCGACGCCATCGCACTTCATGCCGCCGTTTTTGTGATTTCCGGAACACGAGCCCGCCGCCTTGCACTTCTTGCACTCGCATTTACAAGCGCAACAATAGTTTCCGCACGTGCATTCTTCCTCGTCGCCGGAATCATGGCAGTCGCAACAGTACGTCGAGCCGCTCGCGACGCCGTCGCACTTCTGATCGCCGTTTTTGTGAGTTCCGGAACACGAGCCCGCCGCCTTGCACTTCTTACATTTGCATTTACAGGCGCAGCAATAGTTTGCGCACGTGCATTCTTCCTCGTCGCCGGAATCGTGGCAGTCGCAACAGTACGTCGAGCCGCTCGCGACGCCGTCGCACTTCTGATCGCCGTTTTTATGAGTTCCGGAACACGCGCCCGCCGCCTTGCACTTCTTACATTCGCATTTACAGGCGCAGCAATAGTTTGCGCACGTACAGTCTTCCTCCGGATTTTCTTCTTCGTGGCAGTCAGAGCAGTTTTCGAAAGTACCGTCGCACTCGCCGTTGTCGTTTTTATGCGCGCTATGCGTTCCGTCGGCGCATTTTTCACATTTGCAAGTATGTTTACAGCAATATTTAGCGCACTCGCACTCTTTTTCTTCGGTTGTATAGTGGCAAGCGCAACCGAGCGAACCAATTCCGCCGTTACACGTCGCGTAACCGTTTTCGTGTTTACCGTGTTCGGCTTCAGTTTTGTCTTTACACACTTCGCATTCGCAAGTATGAGAACAGCAATAGTTAACGCACGTGCAAGGAGGTTTATGACAGTCGCAAGCGTCGGAAGTTTTGCCGCACTCGGCGCCGCTCCATTGACCGCAAACGCACTCGCAACTACAACAAGCGCCGCATTTACAGCCGGGGTCGGAGGATTTAACGTCGTCTTGCCAATAGCTAAGATTGCCGCCGCGCACCCACTCGACTAGGTCGATAACGCCGCCGCCGTCCGCGTCGTAAGTTTCGTAATTATTGAGTCTTGCATGATCGTAAAGCGACGTTACAACGCTATCGGTAATCGGCAGATTTTGGGAAGCGACAACGAAATCACGGAAGTTGGACATAAACGAGAACGCGACGCCGCAATCGAGATCGGCGACGTTAGAATTGCCGTAAAACGTTACGCCTTGCAAATCTCCGTCCACGATACGAAAATAAACCGGCCAATATCCCGAGGCGACGTCTACAGTTCCAATTCCGCTGGTCGTCGCCCAATTCCCGTTACCTAAACGAATTACGACGAGTTGACCGAGTTTTCCACCGGCCGCCGTTATCGTTCCATTCGATTCGACCGAACTTAAAAAACCGTATGCGAAGAGCCAACAGTCGTAAACGCCGGGGTCGGGAAGGTCGACAAGTCCAAGCTGATAATAGTTTAATGAAAAACCGGAAGGAGGCGACGGCGGGTATCCGCAATAATCGCGAGCAAGCGCCTCGAGCGACATAAACGCGACGCCCGAACTTGCCGCGAGCATAATTCCGGCGTTTTCGTCCGTCGACGCCGACTCTTGCGCGCGGAGCGGCGAGAAGGTCGCGAGGAAGAGGGAAAAAAACGCCGTTAAAATTACCGATTGTCGCCGCATAACATCGCCGCCGTTAGGAAAAGAAGGGAAACGACGCTCAACGAGATGTAAAGCGTTGTAATGTAAAGCGCCATCGTCGTTAACCTTTATTCAAAATATAACTGCAAATCAGCCCGATTAGGAACCAAACCGAGCAAACGAGCGCGTGTAATAATTGTTCCGATTGAAGTTCCGTTTCCATCGTTAAAACGGCGGTTCGCCGTCCTCCTCGTCGTCTTCGCCTTCAAAGGAATTGAACCCCTCCAAAACGCCGCCGCGAGCAACATAATAGCGCCCGGATCGACCGCCGTAGCTTTCGCGATTCAAATTAAAAGGATTTGCTTCGTCGGCAAAATTTTCGCCTCGAAACGCCAAAAAACGTTTTTCTATTGATTCTTCGTAACTCGCGCCCCAAGATATGTTACGATACTCTTCAAGTAGCGCGTCTTGCTCTTCTTGCGACAAACGACCGAAAGATTCAAGTAAAATCCGATTAGAATTTTGAACTTTAACGTCGAACTCCAGCCCGAAAGCGCGTCCGGAAATAAAATCTGCGGCGTCGCGTAGGTCTTTTGATAACAGTCGTTCAGATAGACCGGTAGCAAGCGTTCCTGAAACCGCAGCGTCAAAAAGCTTTCGATCCGATCTCGATAGTTTATCGTAAGCCAACGCGCCCGAACCGGCTTTATCTTCGCCATTGCTCGATACCTTAGAACCGCCGGAAGTCAATTCGCGGAACTTGTTTGAGCCCGTCGAGAGCACGAGCAAAGCGACGGCGAGTAATATGCCGCGACGCGCCCAGTCTTGCGAGTTCGGAAGGATATTGTCGTAAGTCGTAACCGCTAAATCCTCTGCGCTGACGCCGGGATCGAAATTTAGCAAAGCTTGCGAAACCCAATGGTCGGGATTTTTATTCACGACATTATCGTATTGGCCCGAACAAATTAACGTCAACTGCCCGTCGTCGGCCCGCGCGTAAAAGCACCAAGCCGCCATGCCGCCTTGAGATGGAGGATAAACGCCGCCGCTAAGTTCATCGTAACGGCCTAAATCTTCAATAACCTCGCCGGTATGCACGCGATACGTCTCCATACGGTATTCGACCGCGCCCATAACCGTCGGGCGGCCATACAGATAGGCGAAGTAGAGAGGGCGACCGTCGTAAAAACTTAAACCGAAACGCTCCGTGCGTCGCGAAGCGTCGAACTTCTCCGCGAAAACGTTCGAAGTCGTCAGTGTTAACGCACATAACGTTAAGAATATTAAGAAATTGCGCATCGGTCGCCCCTTTCCTCTTATCAGCTGCGGAACAAGAAACTTCGCGCTTTAGTCCAGCCAAGTTTCAACACGAAAACCAAAACGGCGATCTCCAACGCCATTTCGAGCCAGGGCCCGAGACTATCTTGAAGACCGCCCAAAACCGATTGAGAAGTCGGCCAAGCCGACGATTCTTGCGCCATCGCCGAAACGCCGTAAGCGCACGAGCCGACGACCGCCGCGCAAGCCGCGCCTTTCGAGACGAGTTTCGAACCGTTGCGCTTAACGCAAGTCCAAGCGCTAGAAGCGGTTTCACGAAGTTTTTTCGTAACGTTCATTGTTATTACTCCTATTTTGAGAGAGTGTAAAACGACTTGGCGCAATACCCTAACCAATAAAGCGCCGCGCCGAGGGAAAAACCATAGGCTAAAAAGCCCGCAATATCGGACGCGAGTTTAGGTTCCATTAAAATGGAATCCTTTCGTAAGGTCTGCTTTCGTCGGCGGTTGCGAGAAGTTCGCGCTCCGGAACGTCGCACTCGCCGTTTTTCATTATATTGTAAGCCGCGCGTTTGCGAAGGTAATCTTTGTAAAGCTCCGGAATCGCGTCGTTTACAGCTTGTAAAACGAAAATTTGGAATTCGTCTAGAGTCATCGTCGATACCTCGTTATCGTATGCCGTCGCGGAACTTAGGCAACCTAACGCTTGCTTGACAAGGAGCCGTTTGTCGATACGTTTCGAACGGTCGCGAGTCAGAGGAACCGACGACTTGCGGCCTTGGCAAAACGCCGACTCGAACGCAAATTGAACCCATTCCCACTCTTGCGAAACGTCTTGTTTGTTCTCGCGACCGCGAACTTTCGGCGTTTTCAGAATCCGGAACCAGCGCCGCGTTACGTAGTCGACCACGTCCGGCATACGTTCGGCGAAGTCTTCAACCGTTTGTAAGTCGAAGTAATTCAACGCTTCCCGCTTGAACCGGAACTCGATTCGCGTCAAGCCGTACTCGTCGGCGCCGTCGAAAAGCGGATTCAAATCTTCGAGTTTTTGTTCGTCGCGCTTGTCGAGGCATTCTTTTAACTTGTCGTATATCGCGACTTGCAACGTCGAACCGCCGCGAAGCGATTGAAGCGTCAAGCCGTCGTCGACGTTGCGATCCCAGCGGTTCCACTGACGGACGCGGGCGACGATTCGACCTTCGTCGAACGCTTTCGCGACCCAATCGAACTTCGTCGCCAAAGTAACTTGCATATCGACGCGACCGAGAATCTCTTTTGTAACGTCAAGACCGATAACGTTTAGGAGTTCTCGAACTTCGTTGTTAACGTCGACTAAATCGCAACCGAAAAGCGCTTCGTAACCGAAACGAGCGCGGACGGCGGGGTATTTGTCTTTCGGGTTATTGTGGATTAAAAGGGTAACGCCGCCGCGTTGCAAACGGAAGCGAAATCGAGGTTTACCGCCGCGTCCGCCGGTTCCGGTCGGGGCGATAATCCAGGGTTGACCGTTCAGGAAGACAATTTCCGGAAGCGGGTCGGAGCAACGGTCGTAACTTTCGGCGGCGCGGGCTTTATATTCGCCGAGTTCTTCGAAAAACTCGTTCCGTTCCGCGAGATTACCGTCGAACCATTCGCCGTAGTACGAGACTTCGCACCCGCCGTCGTAACCGCCGGAAAAGTTCGGCATATTCGCCGGGGCGATAAGGTCGGCGGGCGCTTCGGTCGGTCGTTGAGAGCGTTCCGGGCCGGGAGCGGGAAGGGCGGGCGGTTCGGACGTCGCCGCGTTACGTTGGTAGGCGAAGAGCGGGCCGGCGGGGTGGATGTTACTTTGAAGGGCCCCTGCTAGTGAGCGAGGGCCCGAAGCGGCGGCGCGCGACTCCCGGGCGTCCTCAGTCGCGCAGCGGCCCGCGAGGACGTAGCCCGCGGGCCCTACGGCCGCGCTCCCTCGTCCGCAACTCTCCAAGGTCAAACTCGAAACCGGCGTCGGATCGAAATCCGGGATCAACTCGATTAGGTCGTCGCACGGGCAGACCGACTGACGCGAAGTTCGGTCGATACGTTCCCACAGCGCCGCCGCCAAAGCGTTTGTTTCCGGATAAATCCCCATCGTCGTTCGCTCCCGTTACTTTGTTTGCTGTTTGGAGGCGGCGCCTCCAAGCCTCCGCTTCGGGGCTGTCGCCCCGGAACCCTACCCAAGACGCGAACACGCGAGCGCCGAGGGTAGGGCGGTTAGTATTAGCTTTACTTATAATAGAAAGCCGCGCTTTACTCGTTTTTTGAATGCGGCACGGTTTTCTAAAACGGTTACTTTGTTTGGTTGACAGTTTGTAAATTTCGCGTTTTTGTCTCCGGTTCTGTTCGTAAGTTACCGCAACTTCGTCTTTTATCGTTTTTATGCTCGAACCGAACATAATAAACATTATCGGACGTTGTTGTAAAGAGAAAGCAAGAAAGAATAGTCTTGTGTAAATAACCGCGCACGCTCTTGAATGGGAGCGCGCTCGTCAAACAAACGCTCGAACGGCATACGAAAAATCGGCGTTCGTTGGTTGAAAATAAACGCTCGCGTCGTTTGAAAAGTTTTTCACGAGGGATAAAAGGAGAAAAGTCGTAAATACCAATTTAGACGTCGACAAATATGTTAGCGCACGCTTCGGCAAAAATAGCGCCGTTCAGCCGTAATTTGCAAAAGGATTCCCGTGTATTCCGGATCGGCGCGCCAAGTTTGCAAGAAATATCTTTTATCTAGCGGCGCCAAGGCTTCGACGAAAAATTTTTTGTAATCGGCGCGCAACATACCGACGTCGAGATCGTCGTTCAGCCGCCGTGGCGCACCAGATCCGACAGGAAACCTAAGTCTAACGGTTATTTTAGGTTAAGAGTCTCTCATAAACGCTTGAAGTCTTTAAGAATTTCGAAGCTGCGCCGACCGAATTTTGTTCAACGATTCGTTATTCCGACTTTAACAAACCGTAAATTTAGCGTTTAGGCAACGCCTCCAGCACAGACGCGCAACCTTTAATCTAAAACGCGCCAACTTCGCATCGAAAATCTCGATTTCACGACGTTTCGAAGCGAAGTTAGCGCGTTTAGAATCTAACGACTATAATGCGACCGCCGTTTCGTTAAACGTCAAAACGGCGACCGTTGTTTTCAGCTCACGCGAATTTCGTAACGCCCGGCATGCCGATCCAGTAGTTGCCGTTTTCGTCGCGTTCGGCCGGCGATTCGCTATCGATACGGAGCGCGTCGATGTTCGGAGCGAGTTCGCGCGTCGAGGTCCACATTTGTTCCATCGTAACGCGTTGGCCGGTTTCAACGGCGGTGCGACCGAGAATCGCGGTCGCGGTCGCGTCGACGGCATATTGAATTTCGTTCCAAGGTTTGTTGTTGCGGATCGCGTCGAAGAGGCGGACGTGTTCGTCTTGGTACGAGTCGTTCGGGCCCGCTTCCGGCTTCCAAATCGCTTTGCGGGTTTGCGCGTTCAGCATTTCCGTTCCTTCGTAGATGGCCGGGTCGCCGACGCCTTCGCCGAGTTGGCTGCACCCCTTCGTCCCTTGAACGTTCGCTTGGAAGAAGTTCCAGCAGTTCGGAACGGTGCGGGTTTGGAGCATCATCTTGCGACCGTCTTTGAAGGTGTATTCGACGGCGGCGCAGTCGATGAGTTGGTCCTTCGAGCGACGCAGGCCCTTGTCGTGCGGGTCGACGAGGCGACCGCCGACGCCGTTCGCGGCGATCGGGTAGTCTTGCATGCACCAGCAGCAGATGTCGATGTTGTGAATCAACGCGTCGACGATGAAACCGCCGCTCGTCCAGTCGAAGCAGAAGATGTTCGCGATTTCGTTTTGAAGCGCGGTGCGGGATTCTTGCCAGTTCAGGTTGTGCGGACCTTGGAGGCGATAAACCCAAGTGTTGAGGACTTCGCCGAGTTTGCCTTCTTGAATCGCTTCGACCGTTTGACGGGTGCGGTCGTAGTGGCGGTTGTTCAAACCGACGCCGACTTGAATCCCCTTTTGTTTCGCGACTTCGTTCGCGGCGAGGATGCGTTTGAGGCCCGGAATGTCGACGCCGAGCGGTTTTTCGGCGAAGACGTTGATTTTTTCCTTTTTGTTGACCGCGTATTCGAACGTGATCGGACGGAAACCTTGCGGCGTCGTCAAAAGAACGACGTCGCCGTCGCGCAGCGTGTCGATCGCGGCTTTGTAACCGTCGAGGTCGTAGAACGTGCGTTCGGCCGGAACGTCGACGCGATCTTCGCCGTGCGTTTCTTTAACGCTTTCGACGGCGTTGAAAGCGCGTTCTTTGAACGCGTCGGCGACGGCCCAAAGCTTCGTGTTCGGGTCGGCGTTCAACGCTTGACGAACGGCGCCGTTGCCGCGACCGCCGCAACCGATCCAAGCGATGCGAATCGTATTGTCTTCGCCGGCGTGAACGCGCGGAGCCGAAACGGCGGGAATCGTCGCGGCGACCGTCGCCAAACCGGACGTTTTCAGAAAAGAACGACGCGAAAAAGTACTCATAAAACGCTCCTCGAACGTCGCCGACGATCGTCGCGACGCGCAAAAATATCAAGCGGAAATCGACGGGCGACACAATAGTTGTAAAAATGCGAAAACCGTCGACAAAATACGGAACGTTCTTATTGTACAAGGATAACGCGCAAATTGCAAGTAAAATCGACGAAAATTTTCCCATTTTTTTCGAATTTGTCGTTTTTTTCGTTCAAAATCGGCGGCGGCGTCCGACGTCGCGACGTTTTCCGCCGTCTTCGTCGCTAATATCCGCAAAATCGCTAAAACCGCTCGTCCGCCGCAAGAAAAACGCTAAAACCGAACGAAACGCTTGACGCGCCGGTTTCGCTTTTATATAATGAAAACGTCGCGTCGACGCAGGCGAACGCCGTTCCCTATTTCCCCTATTTTAACAAGCGTCGCCGATTCGTCGAGCGGCGCTTACTCCCGTTTTTTCCCCTTATTAATTAATAACGTCTTTTTTGCGTTTCGACGCTCGAAAGGAGCCGCCGTGTCCGCCGACCGTTTTTCCCTTCCTTCCCGCGTTTCCGCCGACCGTTCGCCGACCCGTCGCGACGCGTTAAAATCGGGCGCCGCGCTCGCCGTCGCGTCCGTCGTCGCTCCGCTCGGCGTTCCCGGGCTCTTCTCGAACGCCTTCGCCGCGCCGTCGAAACGCTCGACGCTCCCGACGCCGCGATACGACAAACTGCCCCGTTGGCGCGGTTTCAACCTCCTCGAAAAGTTTATGGTTTACGACAATAAACCGTTCCGCGAGGACGACTTCCGCAACATCGCCGACCTCGGTTTCAACTTCGTTCGCCTCCCGATGGACTACCGCTGCTGGATCGTCGACGGCGACCGAAAACGCTTCAATGAAAAAACGCTCGCCGAGATCGACAAAGCGGTCGAATACGGCGACAAATACGGCGTTCACGTCTGCATGAACTTTCACCGCGCGCCCGGTTACACCGTCGCCAATCCGCCGGAACGCCCGACCGTTTGGAAGGACGCCGAGACGCTCGCCGTTTGCGCCGAACATTGGCGGGTCTTCGCGAAGCGGTACGCGGGCTACCCGAAC